TCCAGCTGGTCGACCACCAGGTGCGAGGCGCTGGCAAGTTCTACTTCCAGCACCTCGACGAGGCAGGCCGCGCGCGGTTCATCGAGCTCGTCAACGCCAAGGCCATCAAGATCGGCATGCCGGGGCACTTCTACGTGCTGCCATTTTTCTGCAAGCGGGTCTCATAAAGGGGCTTGTCTTCTGCTGCAGGCTGCTCCAGAGGTTGCTCCAGAAAAGGAGAACCCAATGGCCGTCAGCAAATACACCCTCGCCAACGCCCTCGCTTTCCTAGCCATCACGGGTGGCAAGCGGAACCTCCACATTGACACCCGCATCGCGATGCACGGCTACACCGAGCTCCAGGAGTATCAGGTTCGCTACGGTGACGACATGGAGCCGCTCACCCTCCATCGCGAAGTGCTGAACGAGGCTGGCTGGGAGCTCGCCAAGACCAGCCGCCTGTGGAAGGCCCACGAGCAGCTGCTCGGCCTGGGCTTCGAGCTCGTGAAGGAAGCCACCCACAAGCCCTACTTCATCCGCTATCGCCAGTGGCTGTCCGACCAGGATCGTGAGATCACCGCGTTCACCGGAGCCAAGGGCACGGTCTATGCCCAGGACCCGGCCGCCACCGAGAAGCGGTGGGAGACCAACCTCATCGCCAGCCACAAGAACGGCTGATTGCTTTCCACCCCTCGGCCAGGCCAGGTCGAGGGGAGCATCCCAGAAAAGGAACCACCTGCATGCTCACCCGTCCCACCGAACCGCTCCGCGTCCTGATCGCCTGTGAATACAGCGGCACCGTCCGCCGCGCCTTCGACGCCCTCGGCCATGACGTCTGGTCATGCGACCTGCTCCCGGCCGACGACCGCTCCAACCGCCACATCGTCGGGGACGTGCGCGACATGCTCCATTGGGGCTGGGACCTGCTCATGGTCGCCCACCCGCCCTGCACCCGCCTCTGCAACAGCGGGGTGCGCTGGCTCCGGGAGCCGCCGACCAAGCTCAACCCCGCCCACCACAGCCCGGCCGAGATCGAGGCGTACCTCAAGATGGACCGCGACGAGCGCCTGGCGTTCATGTGGCAGAAGCTCGACGAGGGCGCGGCCCTGTTCAGCGACTGCTGGAATGCGCCGATCGAGCGGGTCGCCATCGAAAACCCGGTCATGCACCAGCATGCCAAGGACCGGATCACCGGCTACGAGGAATTCGCCCAGAGCGTTCAGCCCTGGCAGTTCGGCACGTGGGAGAAGAAGCGGACCTGCTTCTGGCTGCGCGGCCTTGAGCCACTCGTACCCACGTACCGCACCCTGGACGAGGCGCGCCAGGGGCTCGGCCTCCCGGCCGACGCAGAGCCTGAGGACCGCGTGTTCCGCCTGCCTCCCAGCGCTGACCGGAGCCACGAGCGCAGCCGGTTCTTCCCCGGTGTGGCAGCGGCCATGGCCGAGCAGTGGGGTGGCTACGCCCTGCAGGCCCAGGCAGCCTAAACCGATTGCCCAGGGGAGCGCCCCTGGGCATCCAGGCTCCACGGCCGTAATTCGGCCCGCTGATGGATGCATAGGACGCGGGGGCAGTACCCGCCACCTCCACCACCAGCGCAGAGATGGGCAAGATGGCGAGACGGTTGCCAGCGGACCCTTTCGGGGAGCCTGAGCCCGGCCGGTAGTGGGTAAACCGCCCCAGGTCTCTGCGTTGATGATGGGGGTGAACCAGGATCGACTGTGCAGGCAGAGGTAGGGACGCGGCTCGGAATGGCCCACCGTGACGGGACAGCTGACTTAAATGTCAACGACAACGAGCCGGTAACGGCACTTCGTCTCGCAGCCTAAGGTTGCTTGACACGGGGACGGGGCACCTAGGAACAGAACGCCCCACGAGTTTCCGTTGGCACGGAGTGAGAGGGTCAGGGCGCGAGCTCTGGCCCTTTCTTCACGCTTGCCTCCCCTGGGCTTCCGTCCCATGTTCTGGTCAGCCTCCCCGATGGCGGGGTAGCTCTCGGCATGGGCCGAAGAAACCGAAAGGATGAGAGATGGCTCTCAAAGTACTGCACGATACCGTCGACGAGATCGACGAGGCCTTCCGCCCCCTCTATACCGAACGTGACGGCAAGTTCGTTCTGACGGGCGTCGAAGGCGTCAAGACCCAGGCAGACATCGACCGACTGCAGGGCGCGCTCACCAAGGAGCGCAACGACCACAAGGCTGTCAAGGATCGCTATGGCGTTCTTGGCGACCTGGACCCGGTCGATGTCCTCGCCAAGCTCGACAAGCTCCCGGAGCTCGAAGCGGCGGCCGAAGGCAAGCTCGACGAAAACAAGATCAACGAGATCGCCGAAAGCCGGGTGCGCACCAAGCTGGCTCCGGTCGAGCGCGAGCGCGACCAGCTGAAGACCAAGCTCGAAGCGACCGAAGGCCGCGTCGGCGAGCTCGAAGGCGTGATCCGCAGCCGCGACATCAAGGACAACGTGATGTCAGCCGCGCTCAAGGGCAAGGTCATCGAGACCGCGCTCGAAGACGTGCTGATGCTCGCTGACCGCGTGTTCGAGGTGGGCGAAGACGGCTCGGTCACCACCAAGGATGGCGTGGGCGTGACCCCCGGCATCAGCCCCGAAGCCTGGCTCCAGGAAATGCAGTCCAAGCGGCCGCACTGGTGGCCCAGCAGCGAGGGCGGCGGTGCCAAGGGCGGCAACGGCGGCGGGGGCGGCTTCGCCAACAACCCGTGGTCGGCCGAGCACTGGAACATGACCACGCAGGGTCAGCTGATCAACCAGGATCGCCAGAAGGCGGAACAGATGGCGAAGGCCGCTGGAACCACCATCGGCGGCCCGAAGCCCGCCCCCAAGAAGTAGGGGCTTGCGGGCTGTCTCGGACGAGACTATGACTGCGTTCAAAGATGGTTCCGTCGGCCATGGGGTCGACTTGATCGTCTCCTAGAGGAAGCCGACCATGGGGTTCGGTTCCGATTTAACAGATCGAAGCTGAACCCAGAAGGAGCCTCTCATGGCCGACGGACCCATCACCCAGGTAGCGGACGTTGTCGTCCCGGAAATCTTCACCCCCTACGTCCAGCAGCTGACCGAGCAGAAGGCTCGTCTCATCCAGTCTGGCGCGATGGTGCGTGACCCCGCGATCGACCAGCTGCTTGCTGGCGGTGGCCTCACCTTCAACGTGCCGTCGTGGCGCGACCTCGACAATGACGACGAGCGTGTCTCGACCGACAGCGTCCCGGCCGAGTACACTGGCGGCGTTGCCGATCCCGATCCGAAGAAGATCGAGAGCGACACCGAGATTGCCGTCCGGCTCAGCCGCAACAACAGCTGGTCGACCGCCGACCTTGCTGCCACCCTGGCCGGTTCCGACCCGGCCGGTGCGATCGCCGACCGCGTGGCCTACTACTGGTCGCGTCGCCTCCAGGCCGCCTTCGTGGCGACCATGAAGGGCATCTTCGCCGACAACGATGCGGCCCCGTCCGGCACCGAACACACGCAGTACGACCTCACCAACGACATCAGCGGCGGCGGCTATGTCGCTGGCGTGACCGACTTCTCGGCCGAGGCCTTCCTCGACGCTGCCCTGACGATGGGCGACAGCCAGGACGGTCTGACGATGGTCATGGTGCACTCCGTCGTGTACAACCGGATGCAGAAGAACAACCTGATCGACTTCATCCCGGATGCGCGCGGCGAGGTCATGATCCCGACCTTCCTCGGTCGCGAGGTCATCATCGACGATGGCGTCCCGGCTGCAGGCGGCATCTACCAGTCCTGGCTGTTCGGCCCCGGTGCCGTCCGCCTCGGCATGGGCAGCCCGAAGGTCCCGACCGAGATCGAGCGCCTGGCCGGTGCCGGCAACGGCGGTGGCGCGGAAACGCTCTACAACCGCGTCGAGTGGGCCCTCCACCCGGTCGGTCACAAGTACGCGGGTACCGCGCCGAAGGGCGGCCCGTCGAACGCATCGTCCAGCAACAACCTGGCCAATGCGAGCTCGTTCCAGCGGGTCTTCCCGGAACGCAAGCAGATCAAGATCGCGCGGCTCATCACCCGCGAAGCGTAAACGGGAGCGGGGCGGCTTCGGCCGCCCCCTCTTCCATGAGGGACGGTGCGCCGCCCCTCCTGCAAGAGTTCAGCCCCACCAAGGAGGTAGGATATGTCCAAGGGACTTCCCCGTTCGATGAGCCGGGGCTCAGCGCTTCGTCAGGAGACGATGAAGCAGACGTTCGTCGCCAAGAATGTGGCCATCACGGTCGACGGCGCGACGGGTGTGGGCTGGGGTACCGCCGTGATCGGCGACCTCCCGGCTGGCAACATCCTGCTCCTGGGCGCGGTGGCCTACATGAAGTTCACCACGGCCTCGGCCTCGGTCCAGGACGCCTTCGACGGTGACTACTCGATCGGCACGACCCCGACGGCGGATGCGACCATCAGCGGCACCGATGCGGACATCATCCCGTCGACCGCCCTGGGCGCTGCCACCTCGAAGGCTTCGCCCCGTGTCCGTGGCGTGAGCACCACGTCGCTGAACGGCGCGATCCTCGACAACACCGATGGCTCGCTGGAGCTCAACCTCAACCTCATCATCGACGACGCCAACATCTCGGCGGATGACGTGCCCTTCACCGCGTCGGGCGAGCTCATCCTCCTCTATGCGGTGCTCGGCGACGACTAAGCAACGCGAGGAGCAATCGCATGAGTGACACCAAGGCTGCCATCATCAAGGCCCTCCCCCAGCTGGACGCCAAGAACGACGACCACTGGACCTCGGACGGCCTGCCCCGGCTCGACGTGCTGGCGAAGCTCATGAAGGTGAGCAACGTCAAGCGTGGCGACGTCACCGAAGCCGCGCCCAACTTCACCAAGGACAACCCGACGCTCGCAGCGCCGGAAGCCCAGGGTGGAGAGAGCACGACCGGCCAAGGTGCCGACGCATCCCCGACGCCCCAGGCCGACGAGGCCAAGGAGGGTGCAGAGGGCGAACAGAGCGGTGACGATGCGCAGGCCGCTGATGCGGACGATGCGACCGACCCCGCCCACGACGTCGAGAACCATGACGATGAGGCCCAGGACGACGAGGAGCTCGGCTATGAGCCGGGCGAGATCGACGAGGCCGAAGCCGCCGTGCTGGAGGCCAAGGCCAAGCTGGAGGAGGCTCAGTCCGCCGCCAACGACGCCAAGGCTGTGGTCGACAAGGTCCAGGCCGAGCATGACCGCCTGGTCGAGCTCCGGGACAGCCAGAAGCGGCCGCACCAGGACATGGAAGACCGCATGGTCTTCATCCGTCGGCAGCACGAGCAGCGCGCCGCGCGCGCCGGTCTGGCCGCCGAAGCGCTCAAGGGCATCGACCTCAGCAAGCTCGATCCGCGTTCGCCGCTCGATCGCTCCATGGCCCGCAAGACGGGCTTCGGGCACCGTGGACGGCCAGCGCTGCCCCTGAAGACTGGCGAGTAAGCCCATGGCCCGGCTCGCCACCCTTGGTGGAGCGGTGGCCGGGCGTCTCCAGGCCTCGCTCTATTACGCTCGCAAGGGGCAGAAGGCCAGCCGTGAGGCTGGCCGCCCTGTGCTGGACGCTGAGGACCCGCCGACCATCACCGGAACGCCCCAGGTGGGCGTCGAGCTCACGGCCGTCGAGGGCACCTGGGAAGGTGACCCCGCGTTCACCTACAAGTGGCGTAGCGGCAATGACATCGTCGGCACCGAAGCGACCTACACCCCGGTGGAGGCCGACGAGGGCAACGACATCACCGTGACCGTGGCCGCCCACAACCGCTGGGGCTCCAGGAGCGCGACGAGCGCGGCCGTGGGCCCGGTGGCAGCGGCATAGGAGGGCGGCATGGCATTCACCGTTGAGGACGGCACCGGAGTAGCTGGAGCGAACGCCTACGCTGACGTGGCCTTCGTCGACGCCTACTTCACCGACCGGGGCGTGACCGGCTGGGCTGGCGACACCAGCGTCAAGCAGGCTGCCATCATCAAGGCCACCGACTTCATCGAGACCCGCTGGGGCGACCGCTTCAAGGGCCGCCCGGAGCACCTCGACCCGCGCCAGCCCCTGGGCTTCCCCCGCTACAACCTGTACGACCTTGCTGGCCAGGTGGTCGAGGGCATCCCTGACAAGCTCAAGAAGGCCACGGCCGAGTACGCTCTGCGCGCGCTCAGCGGCCCGCTCATGCCCGACCCGACCACCGACGCCAGCGGCGCTATGGTGGTGGGCAACCGCCAGAAGGTCGGGCCCATCGAGACCGAGGTCACCTATGCCGCGTCCATGGGCGTCCGCACCCTCAAGCCCTACCCCGCTGCCGACCGGCTCCTGGCCGAGTACGTGACCAGCGGCGCTCGTGCGGTGCGCTGATGGCAGGGGTCGACTACGAGGCCCTGGCGGTCACCGCTAGGGCGCTGGTGGAGGCCAACGGCCGCCAGGTGACGCTGCGCAAGCTGGCGACCACCCCGGCCGACGCCTCCAAGCCCTGGAGGGGCGCTACCAACCCGGCAAGCCCAGCAGCAGCCTCGGCAACGCCCTACGGGGTGGCTGTGCCCCCTTCCAGCGCCACCTCCCTGGGCATGTCCACCCAGGACAACGACCTGGTCAAGCGCTCGGAGCAAATCTTCATCATCACCCCGGTGGCCAACGAGGTGCTCGACTATTCCGACATGAGCGAGCTCGTGGACGGCGGTCAGCCCTACCGCATCATCGGGGTCGAGAAGCTGCGTCCAGCGAACGTCACGCTGCTCTACTTCATCGGAGTGGCGCGATGAGCATGACCATCCAACAGGCCCGCGACGAGATCAGCGCGCTGTTCCACGCAGCCTGGAGCCCGCGCGCGGTGATCTGGGACGGCCTGGTCGGCAAGCCGCCCAGCGGCCGCACCCCCTGGGCCCGGTTCACCATGCGCCATTTCGAGGGCGGTTCCGCCTCGATCAGCAGCAAGCACTTCCGTCGGGAAGGCACCATCTTCATCCAGCTGTTCGTGCCGGTGGGAGATGGCTTGTCCGCGATGGACCCTCTGACTAAGATCGCCATGGACGCCTATGAAGGTCAGTCGACGGCGGGTGGTGCGTGGTTTCGCGACGTCCGCTGCCGAGAGATCGGTCCGGATGGCGACTGGTATCAGGTCAATGTCCTCGTCGACTTCGAGTATGACGAGATCAAGTAGGCGCTAGGAGGTTCAAGATGGCCCAGGTGAACAAGATCGACAGCAACATCACGGGGCTCCGCTATGCGGAAGAAGCCTCGCTGAAGACGCTGCCCGGCAGCCCTGTCTGGAAGCCGCTGGAGCCCAACAGCTACAACGACTTCGGCGGCAACCTCAGCAAGGTGGCCCGCAACCCCATCAACCCGTCGCGTCAGCGCAAGAAGGGCGTCATCACCGACCTGGAGGCGAGCGGCGGCTTCAACAGCGACTTCACCCAGACGAACCTGCAGGACCTGATGCAGGGCTTCTTCTTCGCCGACTTCCGCGCCAAGGGTGAGAGCATCGACATCCCGGCCGTCGACGGCACCAACGATGAGTACGAGCTCACCGACACGACCGACTTCTTCGTCGGCAGCCTGGTGTTCGCCACCGGCTTCACCAACAGCGCCAACAACGGGGTCAAGCTGGTCGACACGGTCACCGCGTCCACCTCCATTGCGGTGGCCGAAGACCTGGTGGCCGAGGCTTCGCCCCCGGCGACCAGCAAGGTTGTCGTGATCGGCTTCGAGGGCACCACGGGTGACCTGGAGATCGACGCCAGCGGCTCGCTCCCGGCGCTGATCAGCACCACCAAGGACCTGCGCCAGCTGGGGCTGGTCGCTGGCGAGTGGGTGTTCATCGGCGGCGACGAGGCCGGTGAGCAGTTCGCCGAAGAAGAGAACAACGGCTTCAAGCGTGTCCGCTCCATTGCGCAGAACCGCATCGAGTTCGACAAGAGCGACCTGCCGATGACGACCGACGATGGTGCCACCAAGACCATCCGGGTGTTCACCGGCCGCGCGCTCAAGAACGAGACCGGGACGCTCATCAAGCGCCGCACCTACCAGCTGGAGCGCACCCTGGGTGCGCCGGACACGGCTCAGCCGACGCAAATCCAGTCCGAATACCTGGTCGGCGCGGTGCCGAACGAGTTCACGCTCAACGTCCCCACCGCCGACAAGATCAACTCGGACCTCACCTTCGTGGCGCTCGACTACGAGACCCGCACGGGTGCAGTGGGCGTCAAGTCGGGTGACCGTCCGGCCATCGCCGAAGCGGACGCCTTCAACACGAGCTCCGACGTCACCCGGCTGCGCATGGCGCTGGTCACGGATGGCGACGAGGCCCCGACCCCGCTGTTCAGCTTCGTGACCGAGGCCACGTTCTCGATCAACAACAACGCCTCGGCTGCCAAGGCAGTGGGCGTCCTGGGCGGCTTCGACACGATCGTCGGCACCTTCGCGGTGAGCGGCTCGGTCACGGCCTACTTCTCGAACGTCTCGGCGGTCGAAGCGGTGCGCGCCAACTCGGACGTCACCATCGACATCGCGGCGGTCAAGAACAACGCTGGCTGGATCGTCGACCTGCCGCTCATCGCCCTGGGCGACGGCCGGGCGAACGTCGAGCAGGACCAGGCCATCACCCTCCCCGTGTCCATGGACGCGGCGACGGCGGCCTCCATCGACGCCAACCTCGACTACACCCTCATGATGGTGTTCTTCGACTATCTGCCCGATCTGGCGGACGGCTAATCCCGAGGGGGCCGGGTCAGCCCCCACATCCCCGTGTTGCTGAGGAGCTTCACCCATGTCCATGTACAAGCAGTTCCAGACTGACACCAACCTCGAGAAGGCTGGTGTCGACCTCGACTACGGTGACTTCATCGTCACCATCGCCCGCGCTGGCGGTGCGAACAAGAAGTTCGAGAAGACCCTGGAAGCGAAGACCAAGTCGGTCAAGCGCGCCATCCAGACCGAGACGCTCGACAACGAGCGCGGCAAGGCCATCCTGCGTGAGGTCTATGCCGAGGCGGTGGTGCTCAAGTGGGCGGTGAAGGTCAAGGCCGACGCCAAGGGCAAGCCGCTCGAACCGCTGGTGCTGGCCGGTGAAGGCGACGAGCAGACCGTCTTCGTCGAAGGGCTCGAAGGCCCGTCCGGTGACGTTATGGCCGCCACGGCCGAGAACATCGCAGCGACCTTCAAGGCGCTCCCCGATCTGTTCGCCGACGTGCAGGAGCAGGCCCAGAAGGTCGCGCTCTTCCGCCAGGCGGTCCAGGAAGCCGAGGCAAAAAACTAACAGAGGTCCTGCTCTATAGCCTGGAGCAGGGCCCGGTAGAACAAAGGATCATCCGGGAGTGCATGCAGCGAAGGCTGCCTCTGCCCGACCGGATACAGAACGCCCCAGACCTGGAGCTCGGCTTGGAGCTCTACCTGGCGGCGTTCTGGGACCTGGACAGCTGCCGCCCTCTGGGCTTCGGGGAAGGGCCAATCGCGTGGACGACGATCGAGCAGTACGCTCAGCAGAACGACTATACAGGGGAGCAGCGTGACATGCTCCACTATCATATTCGTCAGCTGGACAACACCTACCTGAAACACCGGGTGGAGAAGAACAAGAAGGGGGGCAAGTGATGGCCAGCCTGGGAGACTTCGCCCGCCGCATCCGCATCCGAGGCCGCCAGGTCGAGGAAGGGGTGAACAAGATCGTACGCAAGGTTGCGCTGGTGTGCGACCGGGAGCTCGTGCTTGAGACCCCGGTCGACACTGGCCGCGCGCGGTCCAACTGGCAGGTCTCCCTGGGCTCCCCCAACACCAGCGAGCGCGAGCCGTATGCCCCCGGTGAAAAGCTGGGCCAAAGCGAAGGGCAGAACGCGGCCGGGGCACTGGCCCAGGGGCAGGAGCGGATAGGCGCGCGAAAGTCTGAACAGGACATATACATCCAGAACAATGTCGACTATATCGGAAGGCTGAACGACGGATCGTCGGCTCAAGCCCCAGCAGGTTTCGTGCAAGCGGCCATTGCTAGGGCGGTGAAGGCGGCACGTGGCGAAAGGGTCTTCGATGGCGACTGAACGCATTGAGATCATAGTCTCTGAGCGAGGCACCCGAACCGTCCGTCGTAATATCGAGGACATTGGGGGCAGCGCGAAGGGGGCCGAGGGTGCGGTCACGCTCCTCAACCGCGCCCTCGGCCTAATAGGCGGGGGGCTCGCTGTGCGTGAGCTCGCTCGCCTAGCGGACACGTACACCAACCTGCAGAACCGCCTGCGGCTGGTGACCACCGACACTGCCAACCTGGCGCGGGTGACCGACGAGCTCTTCGCCATCTCCAACCGGACCCGAAGCAGCTACGAGAGCACGGCCGAGCTCTATGCTCGTGTCGCGCTGTCCGCCAAGGACCTGGGGAAGTCCCAGCAGGAGCTCCTGCAGTTCACCGAAAGCCTCAACCAGGCGGTGATCCTGTCCGGCGCATCGGCCGAGGAGGCCAGCGCTGGCATCATCCAGCTGTCTCAGGGTCTGGCGTCCGGCACCCTGCGAGGCG